AAATCCACTAAGGAATGTTAAGATGTTGTATCATGCTATGGCAATGCTTGAACATCATAGAGATCCCCAGAAACCATACATGTCAAGATGTATGTACACGGATTATAATTTAAGGAAGTCATACATGCATGGTGCACAATACCTGGACGGTAGTGGAAGTCCCATGGTTATGAGTGGAAGTTTGTACGTTTACAATAGAGCGTCTCTTGTTTGTCATGATAGCAAGGGTGATGATGGAGATATTCACTATATGGTAATTCCAAAAACTTTTGCCTATAACTTAAATGAGGAGTTAGATATTGGCGTGATTGAATCTTTTATGAAAGGTGAGGGGGTAAAGTATGGCTACTCATTATAATTACATATTACGTGAGTCTTTTGAGAGTATAGAATTGATAGACAAGATCTTAGACATAAGGGTTCCGGAAGATAAACACATCATATTGGTATCGGAAGATGTTACCAGGCCGGGTTATGTCGTTCCACATATGGTACTCGATCATCTAATAGAGTGTCGTGGGTATAGAAATATCACCCTGGTAGTAGCCAATGGGATGCACAGATCATTTTCTATGAGTGAGCTTTCCAACAAGTTCGGTCCTAACGTATCCAAGATTAGGGTATTGTTTAATAACCCACAAAACAACAATGATTGGCTTGAGGATTTCAAGAAAAAAACCAACGGGTTTATAATCTCCCTATCATCAACAATGCCACACAATCGTGTTGGAATGTCGGGTGGTAACAAGGTTATTGTTCCTGGTTGCGCACATTGGACAACTACCAACAATTTTCACAAATCAGAAAGAGCTAAAGCCATTAACTCCATGAATGACACGGCTGATAAATTAGTAGACTATTACATTTGCTATGTTATTGACAGCAGTATGCGGTGTATAGATTTCTTTGACGGACCATACAGATATCAGCTAGAAGAGTTTCGGGAGGAAGCAAAGAAATACTTTAAGGTTAAGATTCCAGAAGAACAACCAGACGCTGTTATACTACATCCACTTATTAAGGACTTTGATTTTCAACAGTGTATGAACGTGTTTAACATATTGAGATCTGGTGGCTCCAAGAAACCCCTAGTGAGACAAGGTGGTATTATTGGAATACTAGCTAATCCAGTCGATGGGATTGGCACACACTATTTATTCCAGGCTGTAACAGGCATAGCTCCGGTGTACTATGATGAAATATATAAAGAAGAGCTAAACGATAGGCACCTGGTTATAATAAGCCGTAGTCTTCCGGAGGTAGCGGTACAGGATTTTTTCAAGACCAAGATGATGGTAGTTGATAGTCAACAAAGTTTTGAAACCCTAGTCAATAGCAGATATACAAACCCAACAATAAACTATTATGTTTCACCAGAAACTATGATAGGTTGTTGATATGAAAACATGCGAAACATGGAAAGCGGTTTTACGCAATGATAACTACGAAGTTTCCACAGAGGGAAGAATCCGCAGGGCCAGAGATTTGGGACGCTGGAATGAGCGAAAGCGTGGTGGTCTACTCAGGCCGTGGGTAGTGGGAAATGGCCATACTGCTGTTCGTCTAAATGGAAAACAGTTTTATGTGCACAGGTTAATTTTGGAAACCTTTATTGGTGAGTGCCCAGGGGGCATGGAGTGTAACCATAAGGATGGTGTTAAAACCAACAACAAATTAAATAACCTTGAATGGATTACACATTCGGAAAATATTTTACATGCCTATAAAAATAATTTATTGAAATCCATCGGGGGCGAAGAAAGTCATTTAGCAAAATTAACAGAGAGACAAGCATTGGAAATACGAAATTTGTATAAAAGCAAGCTCTATACACACAGAGCATTAGGGAGAATATTTAATGTTGTTCATTCAACAATAGGATGTATTGTGCGCAACACAAGCTGGAAGGAGATAATATGAGTACTTTTAAAATAAACATGGAAGCATTGAAGCGAAAGGATCCGGGATTAGCAGGAAGACTAAGCTTGCTTAAGGATGATTTGACTGTTAAGATTATACCAAATTCCTCGGCACCATCCGTAACAGTTAAAGATCCTTCTGGGAAGGTTTGGTTGATACATGACAAAAAGCGCCCGACACAGGAGGCAGCTAATTTTGTTAATGTTGAGGTAGGTAGTGATGTAGAAAGAGCCCACATAATACTGGTTTTTGGTTTGGGTCTTGGATACGAGTTTGAAGCTCTGTTCAATAAATATATAGGTCCACTTACTCAGTTTGTTGTGATTGAGAATAATATTCAATTATTCAAAAAATTCATATCAACTAAGATTGTGACATATTCATCTGTGGATGGAAGAACTACGGGGAATATTCTTGATTGTCCAAATGTCCATTTTTTGGTTGATATTCCGAATGATCAAATATATAATATAATGTTTGATTTGTTACACCATAGTAGTGGAAGCTGCTTTACAACGTTTAACATTGTTGAGCATCCAGTTATAATTAGGTTTAACAAGGCATATTACAAGCCAATCGTTTCTGACGTAGCCAGGGCATGTTATGACATCAAGAGTTCTTTCGGTAATGACCCTGAGGATAGCTGGTTAGGGATGGATCACATGTTACAGAACACTGATATGATAGCAAATAATCCTGGTATTATACCACTCAAGGATCAATTTGAAGATGTACCAGCTATGATAGTGGCAACTGGACCATCGCTCAACAAGAACATACACCTTGTAAATGCTATGGCTGAGCATTGTGTTTTCTTTGCTGCAGATGCTTCTGTTAATACATTCGTCAAACAAGATGTTCCCATCATACCGGATATGGTATGTTCCCTGGAACGTAGTCCAACCACCAAAAAACATTTCACCCAGGTACCGGAAGATAAATGGGAATTACTAAAGAATACATTTTTATGTGCATGTCCAGTAGTTAGGCCTGGGGTATACAATGCCTGGAAGGGTAAGTATCTTAATATGTATAGGGACTTTGCTCACTTCCGTTGGCTGCATACCGACAGGGGAACACTACACACTGGTAAGTCAGTTACTAATTTAGCATGGAAAGTAGCTGAGTACATGGGTTGCAATCCCATAATAATGGTTGGACAGGATTTGGCATTTGCCAGGGATGGACAGACACACGTAAAGGGAGCAGACCATGCCAGTAACGGATTAAAAAATTCTCCACTAATACAAGCAAAGCTAAAGTGTATGGGTTATGATGGGAAAGAAATAGAAACCCTTGACACCTGGGTTGGTATGCGTAAGAGATTTGAATATGACATAGCCAAGAACCCAAACATCATGTGTATTAATGCTACGGAAGGTGGTGCTTACATAGCTGGAACATATCAGCTTACATTACAGGAGTGTCTGGATTTATTGTCGGAAAAAGTGGATTCTAGGAAAAAATTAGATTCGCTATTACCGCTACCTACTGAGGAGGCAGTCGCAAAAGATATTAAAACCATAGCCAAACATGTTGATGGTGGATATTGTTATCTACATGGTGCTATCAAGTTGATAGACGAGATACTTAATGAGATCGAAGAGTTTATGGGTAGGTTGTCGATTGAGAATGTTAGCGAGGGTGAGTATAATGAATGGACAAAACACATTGATAGACGCAAGAACGAACTACTCAAGAATGAATATTCCTGGTTTACAATGATGCACGTGATTCAATCCTGGCTTATGGGAAGAGACAATGTTCTTAGGACTATACCGTCATTGTATAGCGGTGAGGAAGAGCGCGCCTGTAGGACTCTCAGGTTATACGAAATGTTCGTTGGTTTAAAGGTATTGTATAAGTTGGTGTTTAATGGTACTAAGGAGATGTATTATGACAGAGGAAAAAAGATGCCGGAAATGCAGGACTATACTGGGGGAGGGAAATTGGAACAAGGGCAGCAAGTCGAGAAATGACAACATATGTAAAACCTGCAAGAATAAAGAGCTAAAGGGAATAGAAGTCAAAGTGATAGCAGAGGAAATGGATGGGCACACCATCACTAGGGTTGGCGCTAAGGCTCCGGTTATAACTGCTAAGCCTGGCAAGAAAATATCTCTCAACAAAATGATTAAGGACACGGAGTTGTTTCGCATAGGAGAAGTTATTAATCTCCTTGCTCCAGGGAACGAAGATAAGGACAGAAAGGTTGCTATTGACTACCTCTTAAAAGTAAGGGACCTACTGACCGATCCCCAAAAGGTTCAAGTAGTTAATCATGCCAACAGTATGATCATGCAAGCAGGTGTAGAGGATAGTTTCAAGTTAAAGGTGGCGATAGCTCTTAGGAACTTTGTGTCCATCAAGGATGGTAAGAAGGAAAAGAAATTATCTTATGAGGAAATCATGAGAAATGATGGAGAGATAACCATAGGAGAGGATGATGAAGTTTGATTTATCTAAGATAAGAGACTATCATTACTATTCAACCAAGTTGTTAAAAATACAGACCGAGCTAGGGTTGGAAGACTTTAATTACGAAACAAGGTTTGTACAAAGACAGATAGATGCTGAGTGGAGAAAGTGCATAGCCAATAATGAGCCGGTTAAGTTTATCATCCTGAAGGCCAGGAGACACGGTGTATCCACCTATATTCAGTCTCGCATGTTCCATGGTTGCCACACAAACTCTCATAGACAGGCTATAACCATAGCTGCAGATGATTCTACCAGTGAGTACATTCATGGTATGTCTCAGATTTTCTATGACTATCTACCACTAGAGCTACAGCCAGCACTAAAGCAAAAGAATATTTCTAAGATGGTATTCGATTATCCCAAAACAAAAATACAGAAGGAGGGTGTTAATTATGGATTAAAGAGCTCACTGAAAACAGTGTCTTGTAACAATAGGGCTGGACTGGGAACCGGTAATCACTTTATACATTTCTCAGAGTATGCCATGTACAGAGACGCAGAGGGAGTGCGTAAGAGTGTTATGCCTACCTCATTTGATGTTCCGGGCACATTTGTTATTATTGAATCAACAGCAAATGGAATGGTTGGAAATGGTGAGGCTTTCCATACCGAGTGGAATAACGCCAAACAGGGAAAGAGCATATTTAAACCATTGTTTTATTCTTGGTTGAAGCACGAACACTACAGAAGGCCAAGGGTTGGAACCATACTAAAAACAGACAAGGAGAAAATATTAGATAGTCTTACCATGGAAGAACGTAGTTTAATGGAGGTACACAAGGCTACCCTTGAGCAGCTGAATTGGAGAAGATACACAATCACTGGATTGGGAAACCAGCCCGGGGCAGACAAGGATGGGATACAGGGTTTTCGCGAACAATACCCCACCACGGATACCGAAGCTTTCATAGTTTCCGGAAGAAGTGTATTCAATGGTGAAATACTTAAGCTGTACAAAAACCAAGTTAAGCCTCCAATATCAAAGGCAGATGTAGTTAGTGGTGTATTGAGGAAAAACTCTGATGGTGAATTGTGGATATGGAAACAACCAGAGAAGGGGGCTGAGTATGTTGCTTCCATAGATCCTGCAAGTGGTGAGCCAGGAGCTACGGACTTTGGATGCGTTGAAGTATTTAAGGTTGGAGAGATATCTAAAGGTGACTACGGTGAGCAGGTTGCAGAGTGGCACGGAAAGATCGATGCAGATGAATTGGCCAAGATTGCAATTACAATCGGTAATTATTATAATCATGCTATGTTGGCACCTGAGGTATTCGGATATGGCCATGCTGTTCTGGGTGGATTACTAAGGGGTGATTATCCAAATATACTTAGGAGAACACAGTTAGATGCTATCACAAAGACATACCTAAAGAAGCATGGTTGGAAAACTGATCCATCAACAAAGCCAGCTATGTTGACATTGGGGCGATACATTGTAAACAATAAGATGGTAAGGATCTATAGTGAACCGTTAATCGACGAAATGATAATGTTTACAAGAGATGCTGGTGGAAGCGGTGCGAGTGCTTACGGACGTGGCAAAGACGACAGGTGCATGGCCTTCCTTATCGTGCTTAAAGCCATAGAACAGGAGTTTGCGGACACAGACATGAATGCCGTAGGGGTTGAACAGCCCAAGGACCAAGAACATAGTACTACAGGAAAAAAAGACAAACTACATTATGATAGCTTCTGGGATGATCATCCTGGTGGTAAACCAAAATCTAAAAGCTGGCTTGATCTTTAGGGGGAACATGGCAAAGTATAAAGAGTATATGCGTAAGTATAGCCAGGAACACAAAGAAAAAATAAAAGAGTATGGTCGTAAATATATCCATGATAAAATGTGTCAGATAATTGAATGGTATTATGAAAATATAGCAGAACTTTATTGTTGCGATTGTGGGTATTCATTTAGGGTGTTTCCAACCATCGTACAATTTCACCATCTATCTAAAGGAATGCCCATACGCTCTGCGCTCAGGGCTGGCTATAATACATTTTGTAGAGAGGTCGAGAAGGGTGTTTTTCTATGCCCGAATTGTCATAGAATAAGACATATAATAGGAGATTTATAGGGGTAGCGAGTGCCGTATAGGGTGTAAGCAGATCGCAGGATCACTGGCTTCCTGAAAGGGCAAGCCATCGGATAAGTCCGTAAAACCTAAGTACGGCCAGAGCTACCCATACATAAAATAGGAGACAAACAATGAAATACGATACAGAGAAACGCGCATGTGATATATGTGGTGGTACAGAATTTAAGGATCTCTTTACACAGAGACCCCACTCAAATTGTATGATGATTAAGGGTGACGATGGTAATTTTGTACATCATGAGAATTTCATGTGTATGGATTGTGGCTTAATAATGAAGCCAACAACAATGACCAGAGAAGCACTTAAGTCGTTTTATGTTAATGATTACGATAGGTTATACAAGAAAGTTGGTGTTGATTCCATATCAAGACATGCTGTTATTGATACTGCCTTTAACGCTGTGTATGTATGTGATTGGCTTAAGAAGGTGGGATTTATCCTGTCTGGGAAGAAAACTCTCGATATCGGCTCAGGAGACGGCATGTTTATCAGGGCCCAACTTGGCCTGGGGGCAGAGGCATATGGTATAGAATTATCTCCAGAAGCTGCAAAGGTGTGTAAAAAAATACAGGGATTTGATTTAGTCATAGGGGATATCATGGAAGGTGTTGTAATTCCTACACAATTTGACTTGGTATCCATAAGGAACGTACTGGAGCACGTATATTCTGCTAAAGAGTTTCTAAATAGGGCTAAGGAATTGATCAATGAAAACGGTACCTTACTGATAGAGGTACCATCTGCAGACAGGCCATACCAGGGAATGCCGGTGGATGCCTTCTTATCTGCAGCACACATATATACGTACACCATTGACTCTTTCCGGAGGTTGGCAGATTCGTGTGGATTATACATTTATAGCTATGGATATGAGGGGCATAAGTCATGTATGTTAATATTACTAAAAAAAGGCAAAGCAAACCAAATGCAGTCCGTTAATCATGCATCAACATATAGCAAACTAAAGGAAATATATACTGAGCATAATGATACTTTTTTCAACTTTCCTAAAAAAATAAAAGAACTTTTGAGCAACTCATACGTTAATAGTATTATAAAGGAAATTAACGAGTATAAACATACTTCAAATATGATTGTTCTTTCTTTGATAACTAATATTTTGCAATCCAAGGGTAATAGGGAGACCATTGCTTCCATCATTGATTCCTATAAATGGAAGGAAGACCAGTCTGGTGACTTAAATTGTTGTGAGGCTGGATATGAATTTTGTAGGGGTATAATGTATTTGGAACTCGGTGATCATAAAACTGCAAAAGAACTGTTTAAGAAATCACTTAGCCTGTATCCCCAAATAATGGAATATAATTTTATTAAGGAACTAAGGCTTGATGGTGTTTTGTCAGACACGGTACTCAATGAATTTATATGGTTTAATTGTTTAAGACACCTTAAATCACTTGGATAAAATGGAGATTATTTATGGCGGTTAAAGCAAGAAAGAGGATCAAACACGTCAAGGAAGAAGACATTACTAATCCCAAAGATTCTGGGATGGAGCCTACAGCTGGTATGTGTTCTACCCAAAAGTCAACAAGTACGATTATGGCAGAACGGAAAGCCGAGACGAAGGAAAATGAACAAACCAATCTTCCGGAAGGGGAGTCTAATGTCGAGGAAACAATCAACAGCAAACCAAATACTAATGAGCCCACAAATACAGGCAATGATACTACAGGTGACGGTGTCGGGGGTAAAGTGGTTGTGGAAAAAACTAAGGAAGAAGAAAGAAGAGAAGAGTTCTCCAAGAAAAAACTCCAAGCAATCAACCAAGGCGCAGAAGAAATCCTAAGCTGTCTTGAGCCACAGGTTGCACATGAGTATAAAATAGCTTGCGCAGAGTACAAGTGCAAGGATATCGGCATATACATACTGGCCATTCTTAACAGGCTCGGCAAAGAATCGGACTACTACAATCCAGATTTCGATCCAGAGTGGGCAAAGGGTGTCATTGGTGTTCACGATGATCTGCGTTGTCAGTATTGTGGTAAGCTGATCGAGAACCCCACAAAAGTTAGACAAATATTCTGTTCTAATCTTTGTGCTAAGTATGACAGGGAGCAGAATCAGACAGGAATAATTTATCCAGATCAAACGGTAGAGAACCAGACAGTGGAAGAACAAGAATCGGAAGCGCATCTTGCTGAACAAAACCGTGTTGGAGAATAATATGCCATATAAAGATCCGGCAGTGAGAAAAGAGTATCAACACAAGAGACACCTTAGTAGGGTGTACAGTGAAAAACATAAGGAGTCAGCCAAGGTTAATGCCACTAAGCATAGCAAGGTAAGATATGAGTTAATTAAAAATTGGTATTACGAAAATATAGATATGTTATGCTGTGCCGATTGTGGTTTGGTGTTTAAATCCTTTCTTCCCGGTTTTGCACAGTTTCATCACGTAGAAAAGAAATCTCAAAAAATAAGCATGGGTACCATAGTATTGAGAAGTTATAACACTGTTGTTAGTGAGCTTAACAAGGGTGTTTTTTTGTGTCCTAATTGTCACACAATAGAACACCTACACCTAAAGATGGAGAACACATGCCAGAGTTAGGGACCGATAAAAATAAAATGATCATCACTCTTAATAGTATGGATAAAGAGATGGATGAATATAAGAAAAGGTACATAAGTAAAGGGTGGGACCGCATACCAGATTTCTACAGAGGTGAAAACCACTGGGGCTCAGATAGACCGAGCCACAAAGTTAGTCCTGTTCTTAATTTCTTGCGTAAAGCGATTGAACAGAAAACTAGCCAAATGACGGACACAAAACCGTTCATGGATATCTTGCCGTTCTATGGTCCTTTGACAAGGGTTGCTAATGCCTTAGAAGATATAATAGCTTCTAAGTGGTCTGAGCAATCACTTGACATGGCGCTCACAGACGGCATTTTTTTTGCCGAGCTCTTCGGTGGGTGCGGTTTTAACACAACCTTTAACAAAGAACTAATGTTTGGTAAGGGTGACAGCACCTTCGAGATCGTGGATCCAAGAAATCTCAATTTTGATCCAGCATGTACATCTTCACACTATGTTGACAGGAGTGAATATGTAAGGATCGAAGTTGTCAAGCCTACATCACTTCTAAAGTATATCTACCAAGATTCAGCAAATGTAATTCAAGCTGATGCCCCAATAGATTTTTATACTCCCGAACGTAAAAATTTCGATAGACGTGGAAGAATAATTAAAAAAGTTATAGGCAGAGTATCCAACAAGAAAGCTGCCATAGGACGTTCTATAGTTAAGGAATATTGGATACAGGATCGCGAGCTAGATGGTAAATCACTCAAGTATAAAGGTGGTAGACATATCATCATAGCTGGTGGTGTCATAGTGAAGGATGAAGCCAACCCTTATTGGGATAAAAAATTTCCTGTAGATTTCCTAGATTGGCACAAGAATCCAGATTCAGCCTGGGGTGACAGTGAATTAAAAGACCTAAAGGAACTGCAGATAGTTTTAAATAAGCTTGTTGCTGTCATTGTAGAGAATGGAATTATGATGTCCAATGCTATATGGATTGGTGACACCAACGCATTGAAGCCTGACGAATGGAAGGAATTGGATAATGTTCCGGGACTAAAGGTTAAAAAGAAACCTGGTAGTGATCTGCGCAGGGTACCGGGAGAACCCGTTCCTCCTACAGTGTTTAGCACATTGCAATATATAGAATCAGCCATTGAAAAGCTTTCTGGTAATGTTGAAGTTGTTACTGGCAAAACACCTGGCCAAGTTAAGTCTGGTATAGCCATCGAAGCATTACAACAGGCAGCTATGGCCATCGTTCGTCTCAAGGCAAGATCAGTTG